ACATTACAAATTACGTTCACAGAAGAAGAAGCAGGCATGTTGTGGTACCAAGCGCATAAAGGTTTCTTTACAGATCAGCAAGATCGATTTGAATTCATTATCGGTTCAACCGAAGAAGCAGATGCGGCTTTCATGATCGAAAATGAGGATATTGGCCGAGGTACTATGAGGTGGTGCAATTCTTATTTAGATGCAAGATTTTTGCAGTCTTATCTGAAACAAGCCGACGGTGTTAAATCAGTCTTGCTTTGGGATTTGGCTGCTGATTACGACGATTCTTCGTGGGTCGTTTGGACTGATGAAGTTTGGCCTTATATTGGCCCGCTGAATGAGGAAAGGGGAGAGAAATGAAAACAAAGCGAAGTATGAAGGTAAGAGATTGCCACAATTGCAGTGCAACAATTAACAAGGGAGATCAATACGGACAGCGTTCTGTATCGCTCGGTAAACAGTGTTCATGGGGTGTTGACCAAAGACCAGCAGAAGAAATTCCTGCTTGGGCTTGGTCTGACTATCGCGTGAAAGTCGATATATGCGCATCTTGTGCATGTTGATATGGAATTAGATACTCGCCACGAAGAAATGCGGGGAACAGTTAATGAATTCCACAAAAGGCACCCGGAGGTTTGGGATCTGTTCGTTAGATTTACGCTTGAGATGATCGGCCGAGGCTTTAGTAAATATTCTTCTAAGGCGATATTTGAACGGATACGATGGGAGAAAGATGCTGGAGGGGACGGCAAGACTCAGTTCAAGTTAAACAACAATTACACAGCCTTCTATGCTCGACGGTTCATGAAAATGTATCCAAAGCATTTAGGGTTTTTCAGAACGCGAGAACAGACGAGCAAGGATTTGCCAGCCACGAATTTGTCTGAATTAACGCCTGATCACTTCTTGTGAATATCACTTAGCCTTCTTCATTCGCTCAGCGTAAGCAGAGAGCTTCTCACCGAACCTCAGCTCAAACCAGTAAGCCCAAGTATAGCCTTTGCCGACAACCTTTCTGTGGCGCTTACGCCAAGCGGAGCGGGCAGCAAAGTATTTCTTCTCTGCCTTCCACTTTGCTTCCTGCGCCAGATCTTTACCATAGGTCGCCAAGATTGAACTCCGTTACGCCATGATTGTTGAAGGGCCGGAAGTCATTCGATTTCTGAGCCTGCAAGCCAATCTCAAGCGCCTGCTCGTTCTTTGCATGGCCATACTGGATAGCCTCCTCAGTCAGCGTATAAACGCCGTAGGGGAAAGGATGCGCCTTCTCCTGGGCTAGAAAGTAGAACTTGTCCGCCGGCAATCCCACATACTCGCAGGCTGCCAGATACAATGCAGCCTGCTGGTAGTAGCGAAACGAGTTCACCGCGTTCTTAAAGCCACGCGTGCTTGCATCCCGGCACGTTTTCAGATCCCAAACGTCAGTGCCAGTGTACCAGTCAAGCTTGGCCTTGAAGGGCTTGTCACACCACTCAAAAACCAGTGTCAGCTCAACGCTGTGCTCTTTGGTTGGCACATATTCCTCTACAACGGCACGCCGCTCGAGGCAGATATCATACAGCTCCTGCTTGATTGGCGTTCTGTCATCCAGTGATGATACCCAGTCAGCGTGCTCACTTTTACCGATCTTGGTTCGCCGGTCAAAGCCAGGGTCTATCACGAATTCCTCATCAAACTTGTGATGCTCGAGGAACACCGTGTGCTGGACCCGGCCCTCAAGCAGCGCCGGCGACTCATTCATTGGCCGCGCATTTTTCCAGCTAAACGGACACTTGATCAATGTCGTCAGATCATGTGACCGCCATGCTGGAATGCTGGCGTAGGTAGGGTAATCGAGCCCTTCATAAATGCCCGGTTTAAAATCCATTTGAGTCTCCTTAAAACAAAAAAGCGCCGATCAAGAAACCGACTACGAATACACCGATCATGGCCCAGCCCGTGAACTGAGCCGTATCGAAGTAGCTAATCACGATCATCACCGCGAGGATCATCGCCCATGCTGTAACGTGTATACCATATCTTTTTTTGCTTGTCGGTGGCCGAGTTTCCCTTGAGTCCTTCTCGCCACTGGTACTTGAATGCCGTGATTTCTGCATATTCCTGCACCCTCTTTTGACCATAGACCTGAACCATAGCATCGATGCACTCGATCTTGGCGAGCTTATAATGGGGCGGCGAATTCACCGCCTCATCAATAGTCTCGGCCGGTGATGGCTCTTGGCCTTTGATCGCCGCAAGAAAACGCTTGTGCATTCTTGGCGTAATCAGTCTGGTGCTCTTGACCTTGTAATAAGCAGACTTGCTCACACGACTTTGCTTCAAGAACGCCGTGATGGTTAGCCCAGAGGCTGTTAATGCTCTTTCAAGCCGAGCCAGCATCTTGGACGCATTCAAAACGGAATGTCGTCGTCGCCGAACTCGTCCCCGGCAACAGGTTGAGGCGTGCTACTGATTGCGGCCAAACCTTTCACCAAGCCACCATCAGCCTTGCTGCCTTTTGCGTGGGCTGCTGCCATCTCAAAGCTCGCATCAATCATGTCGCAAAGAAATACTGGCAGGTCCGCAAATACATCGCAGGCGGCCTTGCTTGACTCGCAGCTCTGGCCTGAGAATTCTTTGCAGTATTCATCAAGATCAAAGGCAACCTGATCATTGACCGTGGCCACCTTCTTGGCGCCGCCGTCTGGTTTAAAGATCGATACCACCTTCGCTTTCCCGTTCACCGTGTGGCCAACCTCTAAGTCGCAGGTCACGCCAAGGATGTTAGTCAGGTCAAAACCCTTCAACTCATCCTCGGTAAAGGATTTCCCGCGCCAGCTCTTCAGATCCTTGTGCAGCGCGGCATTCTCATTTAAAGAAAGGGTGTACTGTTTGAATATTGAAAAGGGCTGGTCATTCTTTGTGCGCAGGGCCGGCAGCTCCCAAAACATAAAAACGGATTTTCGCTTTTTAGGCGCATCATCCTGATACTGCTCTTCCCGTGTGCCGGCTTCTGCTAACTTATAACAGATCGCCGAATGCGTGCCGACTGGCACGACCTCAAAATCATCACCACTACTTGTCGCTGTTAGTCCCATGATACTTTACCTTGTGTTTGTATAAAAAGTTGTAATAGTATACACAGCTCAAAGAAAAAAGAAAGCGGACCAAAAACCATGGTAATAACAGTTAGCAGACCAACGAAAAATCTCAGTACCCCGTTCACGCAAGATGCCAGAAAAGAGTTTGAGGCATTCCTGGCCAGCAATGGCATGACCATTGACCAGAAGAAAGGGCTCATTGTCGATGGCGCCATTGGCAGGGCCTATATGGAGGTTGACAACAAGCGCAAGCTGACCGGTTGGTACCAGCTCTGGCTTAACCAGAGCGTGCCCTACGGCCGTTGTGGTGATTATAGAATCGATCATTCATCGCCCACAGCGCAGTGGAAGCCGGTTAACGGTACCCGGTATCAGATGACTGATGAGCATAAGGAAGAGATCAAGCGCTTGCAGGAGGAGGCGAAAGAAGCGCTGGCAATTAAGCAAACAAAATCGGCTAAGATCGCCCAGACCATGTGGGAAAGGGCAACGCCATGTGAAAAACATCCCTACCTCGAGAAGAAGCAGGTGCTCAGTCACAACCTGCGCCTGCACAAAGATGGGCGCCTCATCATCCCGCTTCAGGACGCGAGCTTAGAGATCGTTGGTTTGGAGTTCATCGACGATAATGGCAAAAAGCTATTTCTCACCGGCAGCAAAAAGAAGGGCAGCTTCTTTATCCTGGGCGAGCACATGCTGCATGATGCACCCATCATTAACTACGCGGAGGGCTATGCAACGGCGGCCAGCTACTTCCAGAACGTCGGGCAACCCGTTGTGATTGCATTTGATGCCGGCAACCTGGAGCCTGTAGCGCAAACGATCTCTGAATATTTCCCGAACGCGAAGCACGTTATCATCGCAGATGCCGATGAAAACAAGACCGGGGAGATCAAGGCAATCGCGGCCAGCCAAGCTGTGCGTAGCTCAGGCGCTGAAAGCGAGGTGCTGATCCCAGAGGGCGGGCTCGGTGACTACAATGACCGTTCAGTTGAGGGTGAGCTGATCCCGAAACTGAAACCGCTGAGCGTGCCAGAAGGGTTCGACTTCAACAAGAGCGAGCGCGGTAAGTACCTCA